ACTATTAGAGCTGCTCGTATCTTCCAAGAGAGAGTAGTAGGCTCTGATAAACTATCAACGATGAATAGAAATGATGAAGCACAAGCTCTTTACCATTTACAAGAAATGGAGGGAGACAACGGTGATTATAATATCTTTGATGACTATGGTACTTATAGTGGAATTGATCGTTCAATCGGAACAAAGGTGATAACAAATGGCTCTAGTTTCTAAAAACATACCAAACTTTATAAATGGAGTTTCTCAACAACCTCCAGCTTTACGCCTTGCAGGTCAAGGTGAAGTACAGGAAAACGGTTTGTCTGATGTAGTATCTGGATTAAAGAAAAGACCTTCTACAAGATTTGCAAACCAGTTAAAAATAAAGGATGGCTCTAATAACGATATAAATTTACCTGCTGATGCTTTAGAAAGTGCTTTTATACATACTTATCAACGAAGTGTTGACGAACAATACACAGTAATATTAATACCTAGAAACGCTAATATTAATGTTGCAGCAAACAATGCTTTATTATTAGTATATGATATAAATGGTTGCTTACGTTATCAATCAGGAGAAGGTAGTTTTCAAGTATCAACTACAGAAGGACAAATAGGAAATCCTCAACCACAACCTCTTCCTAATAATGATCTAGGTGAACCAGCCGAATCAGCATCAGTACAACAACAATATCTTGATGCTTATTATCCAAATGGAATTACTAAAGAAGATATAGCAACTACTTCGGTATCTGATTATACTTTTATGGTCAACAAAAAGAAAGTTGTAAGTAAAGATACAACTACACCTTCATTTAGCAGACCACATGAAGGATTATATTATATAAAAATAGCAAACTATGGCAGACAGTACGTAATTAAAGCGGTAAACGCCACTAATGGGTCAGGTCTAATATTTGGTAAAGTACAAACATCTAATGGTAATGATCCAAACCACGTTACAGGTTTGCGTACTGGTATAATAATGGATAATCTTAGTGGTAAAGCTGTACATACTGCGGAACAATCAACTCATGCAGCTATACAAAGAGCTACTACACCAACTGGATTTACTAGACATGGTGAAGCTAACCAACCTTTTGTTGTTTATAGAAGTAATACAACTAATTTTACTGTCTCAGCTACAGATGATGATGGTGGTGTTAATCTTAAAGCTGTTAAAGATGCTATAAGTAAATTTACAGACCTTCCTATTAATTGTGCTGATGGTTTTGTTGTACAAGTAGAAGGTGACAGTCAAAAGAAAGAAGATGATTTTTATGTTCAATATCAAGGATCAGAAACAGCAGGTGTATGGAAAGAGTGTCCTGCTCCATCAAGACCTAATAGTTCTGTGTACCATTCACTAGATCAATCAACAATGCCACACACTTTAGTTCAAAACTCTAATGGGTCTTTTTCTTTTGTTAGGGCAAATTTTGATGATAGGAAATGTGGGGATGATAACACTAATCCATTTCCTAGTTTTGTTGACAACACAATAAATGATGTGTTCTTTCATCGTAACCGTTTAGGTTTCTTATCAGATGAAAATGTTATCTTTAGTGAAGCTAGTAATTATTTTAACTTCTTTAGGGTTACTGTTAGAAGTCTTTTAGATTCTGCACCTATAGATGTAGGTGTTAGTCAAAACGAGGTATCTATACTTAAACACGCTGTACCTTTCCAAGAACAATTGTTAATGTTTTCAGACCTAAACCAATTTTCATTAAACTCTGATACATTACTAACACCCTCAGAAGTTGCTATAGATACATCTACAAGTTTTGATTGTAATCTATCAACAAGTCCAGTATCAGCAGGTAAAACAGTTTATTTCGCCACAAGTAGTGGTAACTTTTCAGGTGTACGTGAATATGTAACTAATGCAGATTTAGAGACAAACGATGCACCGTTGATTACTGCTCACATACCTAATTATATACAAGGTAATATAACTGATATGGTAGCCTCTACAAATGAGGACACATTAATTGTTAGAACAGATAGTAATTTAAAAGAAATATATATTTATAAGTGGTATGAGCCAGATAAAGAAAGGCTACAAAGTGCTTGGTCAAAATGGATATTCGATCAAGAAGTTGTTCATGTATCTTTTAATGGATCAAAACTTTATATTGTATTTAAAAATGGTGCGTTTGAGTATCTAAACTTTGACACACCCAAAGAACAAGAAAGTACAACAGACACAACTTTAGAACATCTAGTAAACTTTAGTGTTACTGGTGGAACTTATACAAGTTCACCTTCTGGTGGTACTGGAGCAGTAAAAGGTTTTATTAAGGATCAAGTACCTACATCAGCACCCTCAATAAATACAAACACTTCTACTTTTACTCTTTCTCTTCTTACTGGTGGTATTCTTGAATGTTTTGTTCAGACTTTACAAGACGGTTCTTATATACAAAGAATAAAAGTAGATTCTAGTTTAATGGGACATACTAATTATAACAATGTTGGATTACAAGTTATAGATGCAAGTAGTGTTTCTTATGATGATTTACCTAATACTCTT